AGATAATGGCTAAGAAATTTAAAACCGATACAGTTGTACATGAAAAAATAAAAAAGGGAACAAGTATAGGAAGAAGACCTAATATGAGTTCTATGAATAAAAATAAAAAAAGAAATTTAAAATTGTATAAGGCTCAAGGAAGATAATATGAGAAAAAAATCAGCTCAAGAAGTTAAAATAGATTTTATCCTTAGAGAAGTTAAGGAAAACAAAAGTGAAATTAAATCTCTTCGTTCTGATATAAATAAAGGTAAGGGTGCTATTTGGTTATTAACTATGTTAGCTTTTTTAGTTACAGGTACATTTAAATATTTTGATTAATTATGATATATAACGTAAAAAGAAAGAATATGAAAAAAATAAAAAGAAAAAAATATGCAGCTGGTGATGAGGCTAGAAAATTTGAAAACATTCCTACAGCTTCTCAACCTCAACAACAAAAATTAGGAACTAATCAAGAGTTTGCTGATAAATATGTTACATCTCAAATTACTTCTCCTGAATTAGCTACTTCAGCTACACAAAATTATACAGCTCAAAATTTACAAACAGATGAATTATTAACTGGTACTACAATGGATGCACCTACAGATTTAGGAGCAACTTCAATTACTGGTCAAAGTATATCTACACCAACTACAGGAACATCTACACAAGTAGCTACTCCATCATCTTTAACTGCAGCTCAAATGACAGCTCAGACAGGAACAGCTCAAAGTGGTACTGCTCAAAGTGGTACAGTAAGTTCACAATCTCAAGTAGGTGCAATCACAGGAACATTAAGTGGAACAGCAATAGGTTCTACAGCAACTCCAACAAGTTCAGCAATAGCCCAAGCAGCACAAGGACAATTATCTGCAGGAGCTTTAGCTCAGGTAGTAAGTGGAACTGCAGCAACAGTTAATGGACAAACAGCAACTTTACCTGCGGATATTCAAGCAGCAGTTGCAAGTAATCCTTCTCAAATTACAGCTACAATTATGAGTCAGCCGACAGCAGTTCAAGCTTCAATTGCTTCATTACCAACAGATGCTTTGGTATCTACACAAATTAATACTTTACTAACTGGAATTGATACAGGAGAAATTCCTACATGGGCAAGAGGTGCTGTTGAAAATGTTGAAAAGAATTTAGCAGCTAGAGGTTTAAGTAAATCTACAATAGGTAGAGATGCTTTAGTAAATGCTATTATACAAAATGCTTTACCAATTGCACAATCAAATGCTACAGCCTTACAACAAAGAGCTTCACAAAATTTAACAAATGAACAACAAGCTAGTGTTTTAACAGCACAACAAAATTTTCAAACTCAATTAGTTAATGCTGAGAATGATATGAAAGCTAAGATGTTAACTGGGCAGTATGCTCAAGAGATAGTTAAGCTTAATTCAATGAGTGAGCAACAAGCTATTTTAGCTTCTGCTAACCAACAGCAACAAGTCAGACTTTCTAATTTAGCTAATTTACAACAAGCTGGTTTAACTAATGCACAGTTACAATCACAAATGTCTTTAGCTAATTTAAATGTTTCTCAACAAACATCATTAGCAAATGCTCAAACAACAGCAGGAATGGATGTTTTAAATTTAAACAATACACAACAAACTGCTATATCTAATTCTAATTTATTTAGAACTTTTGAATTACAAAATTTAAATAATAGTCAACAAGCTACTATGCAAAATGCTGTACAGTTAGCGACTATGGATATGACAAATGTTACTAATGCTCAACAAAGAGCTATATTAAATGCTCAATCTTTTTTAAAGATGGATATGTCTAACTTAACTAATGCTCAACAAACTGAAGTATTAAACACACAGAATAGACAACAATCAATGTTAACTGACCAAGCTGCTGCGAATGCTTCTCAACAATTTAATGCAACAAGTGAAAATCAAACACAACAATTTGTTCAAAGTTTAGCAACAACTATTACAACTCAAAATGCTGCAAGAAATGATTCAATGACACAATATAATATTTCTGAAGCAGATAGAGTTGCAGCTTTAAATCAAGGAAATAATTTAGAGGCTCAAAGATTACAGAATACTTTAAATACACAGATTAGTCAATTTAATGAGCAATTAGATTATAATAGAAATCAATTTAATACTCAAAATTCTTTAGCTATAGAACAAGCTAATGTTTCTTGGAGAAGAAATTTAAATACAGCGAATACAGCAGGAACTAATGCTGTTAATCAAGCTAATGCAATGAACTCTTTTAATTTAAGTAATCAAGGATTATCTTTTATATGGCAAGAGATGAGAGATTCTGCTAAATGGGAATATGAATCAGCTCAAAATGCACAAGAAAGACAAACAAATTTAGCGATTGCTGCTTTAGGAAATGAAGCGGCAGCCGACCAAGGTAGAGCAGATACTCTTAAAACTTTAGGTGGATTTGCAATTGATATTTGGAGTAAAATTAAATAATTAAGTATTGACAATGGTCAGTAATAGTGATATAATAGAAGTAATAAAACTTTATAGAAACTTTGTTAGATATAATAAATTTTCCGATAAAGAAATAGCCAAGTCAATTATTCCTTCTTTATCATTAAATCAATTTAATATTTTTAGATACCCTACTACTAGTGTTGCTTATGCATTTACTAACTGGGCATTTTTAAATAAAGAGGTGGAAAAAAGATTCAAGATACATGGAGTACTTGATAGTTTAGATTGGAATAGTGGAGATATTTGTTGGCACATAGAAACAATTAATACTGCACAAGACAAAATAAATAAAATATACAAATGGACAGCTAACAGATTATCTAATGATATAGGAGAAGATAAATATTGTCATTGGATTAGAACAAATAAATCAGGTATAGGAATAAAAAGAATTAATAAAATGAAAATATCAACAGGAATAAAAAAATTTAAATAAGGAATATTATGGGAAGTATCGCAAAAAAAATTATAAAAGTAACAAAAGCAGTAACTAAACCTGTAAGCAAAGCTTTTAAAAATGTAGCTAAAGGTATATTAAAAGTTGGTAAAGCAACTATGCGTGGGATTGCAAAGGTATCAAATAAATTAGGACCAATAGGTACGATTGCTTTGGCTATTGCTATGCCTTATGCATTAGGTGGCTTAAGTACTATGACTACTGCCGCCATGAATAGTCAGAATCTTTTTCTTCAAAGTATAGGTAATGTTGGTAATGCTATTAGAACTGGTTATAATGCATTTAACTTAGGCATTAAAAAAGGTTTTAATACAATTACTAAAAGTATTACAAAAAGTTTTTCTAATTTTGCTCCTAAAGGAAGTAATAATATATTCTCAAGAATTTCTAAAGGTGCAAAAGATTTATACAAATCAGCTAAAGCTACAATGAAAAAATATACTCCTAAAGTTAGAGATGCTAAAGGTGGAAGTGTAGAATTTTTTGGAAGTGCAGACCCTGGTGTAGGTGTTATGTCTAGTACAGATGCAGCTACTGCTCTTCAAAAAGGAACATTAAAAGCTGCTGATTTAGGTAAACAAACTTTATCAGAATCTGGCGGATGGTTTACTAGAGCAAACTCTATTGGAACTCAAGCAGATAAATATGTAACTGAAACTATTAATAATGCATATAAAGAAAGATTAAATGGTTTTGGAACTAATGCAACAAGAATGTTTACAGATGTTAAAAATCAAGCATTAGAATTAGGAACATATACTAATGATGAAGCTATTGGTTCTTTTGTAGAAAATAATTCTGCAACTAAACAGTTGCTTAGTCCTGATTATAAAATTTCTACAAATATTGAAGACTTAACTAAAACAAAAGATTATATTACTAATGGTCAAGGAGGCTATAGATATACTGGTGATGAAACATTTAAACAACTTGAAGTACCTAAGAAGAATCTTACGAGTATAGCTAAAAAAAGTCTTTTAGGATTTAAGGATAAACTACTTGCAGATACTCCAAGAGTTGAATCTAATATAGATATGACTTTAATGGGTAATATGACTAGGGATTCTAATTTTGCTAATGCTTCTTATGGGAGTACAGATATAAAAGGTACAGCAGGTGGTTCATTTATTACAAAAGTTTTTGGTGAAGCCGCTTCAAGTCAAGCACAAAATTATTATAAAAATATGAATTTATTAGTTTAATATAAATAGAAAAATAATATGGCAGAAAAATTAAAACAAAATCAATTTGATGAAGTAGGTGTTAATCCTTTTAATGCTCCTATTCCAGGAGAATCTTTAACAGCATCACCTGATACTCCTAAAGCATGGGAAAGACCTCCTGAACTTACAGACCAAGAAGAAGCAATGGAAGCTGTATATATGGAATTAACAGAACAAGATACTTTAAGAAAACTAGTTACTATTATTGGAGAAGGTGTTGCTTTAGATGAGTTAGCACAAGTTATTTTATACAAAGGATATACTGAAGGAAAATTTAATCCTGATATGATGTTAAACTTAGCAGAACCTACAATCTATTTATTAATAGCTATTGCAGATTATGCAGAAATAAAAGATTATGTTTTATATGATGGAGAAGAAGATGACCCTGATGGACAAATTCCTGATGATGATATATCTCCGATTGATATGGATGGAGATGGCATAGAAGATGAACCTAAAACTAAAGCTGAACCTAATGATAAGTCAGTAAGCTCAAGTTTGTTATCAAAAATTAAAACAGAATTACCTTCTAAGGTAGAAGAAGTTATAGATACTGAAATTACAGAGGAGTTAGAATAATGAAAATTACTTTAGGAGATTTAGGAAGTTTTGCAACAGGGGCTATTGAAAGAGATAGAGAACTTACTTCAGAAAAATTTGCTATTAGAGCTGATGAATTAAAAGCTAATAGAGATATGGTTATTGCCATGAAAAAAGATAAGTATGCTGCAGACATAGCTGAATATAAAATTGAAAACGAAAAAGCAAAAGAAATAAAATCTTTAAATGCTACCGCTTCAACTGCTGCTGGTAAAATGAGTAATGAATCATATGCTAAAAGATTTTTAATGGCTGAATTAGGAGCTGCTAAATATAAAATTCTTCAAGAAACAGATAAAGAAGGATTCAATGATATGATTGCAAACTATGCTTCTCTTGGAGCAAGAAAATATAATAATACTATTGATAGAGATTCTTTAGATACAAACTTTAAAGCTGATTCGGCAGTTATTGCTAAAACATTTGCTAATGAATTGGAAGCTGCAAAAGGAGATAGTTTTTTAATTAATAAAATATTAAGAAGAAAAGCAAATGTAGAAAGTAATCTTTCAGATGTAGTTGAAGAAAAAATTAATGCTTCTAAAAAAGTAGTAGATAGAGATGAAGTAGATATTGATAAAATTCAATTAGCTGAAACTATGAAACGCCCAAGGAAACCACCTGAACCATTTCAAACTGCTTTTACACAAGCTTTTGATAAAGTAAAATTTACAAATTTAATGACGGATGATAATTTTAAAGCAATAACAGATGCTAGTAGTATTATAGGTTTTGATGAAGGAAAAAATTGGAAGTTTAATAAAACAGATAATAAAATTGATGGACTAACAGCTAGTTCACAAGCTTTTATAAATAGTTATCAAAATATTTACAATCAAGTTGCAAAAGATATGTATGATGTTACAAAAATATATAACTTAAACACAAAAAACAAAGGTGATTTAATAAAAATTATTAGTAGAACTGATATAGAAAAAGAAGTTAGAAATATTTTAATCTCAAGACAAGCCCAAATAAAAGATTTAGATAATGGAAAAGGATTCTCTTTTGGTGCTGGAAAATCAAATTTAGTTTCTATTATACCTTTAACTATTATAGATAAAAATAATATGTTAACAGATGCAAATGGAAAACAGTATGATTTAAGAGGTAAGTCAGGTAAGGTTCAAGAAATTTATAACAAGTTTTTACAATCAAGAGAATTTGGAAATCTAGGTAAGTATGATTTACAACACGCAAAAGCTTTACAAGGTTTAGTTGAAGGAGGTGCGAAGGATATAAGTAATACTTTAAAAGAAGAAATAATTAAACAATTAAAACTTAATGAATCGCCTACAACAATTGAAAAAAGTACTACACCCAAAGAAGCTGTACCTAAAGACCCTATTAAAAAATCAGGAACATCAATTCAAGAAAATGGTATAGCAGATGGAGCAGGAAGTATTTTAACATGGAAACAAATTGAAGACTCAAATCAAATTGATAAATTAAATCCTGAACAAAAAATTGCCTATGATAACTGGAAAGCAAAACAAACACCAACAAGCACTAATATAGAAGATGCTCCAAAATTAAAAGCTGGTGATATAAGTTTTAAGGATATGACTAGTATAATAGAAAATGATATTACAGGTAAAAAAAAATTAAAAGCTAGTAGGTAGGAGCTAATATGTCAAGTGAAACTTTTAATCTTGAGCAATCTCTATCTAACAATTCTCAACTAACACAACCTGAAAAAGAAAAAGAAATTTCTGAATTAGACTTTTCTCTTGCTGAACCATTACCTGAATCTGAAACTTTAATAGAAGTAAAAGATGAAGTTAAAGATGATAGTAATGTAGAAGCTTTAGTTTCAACACAAGAGACAGAAGGTAGTTTAGATTTTTCTCAAGGCGAAGAAGTTAAGGTAAGTAATCTTGAAAAATTAGAATACGCTTTTGATAAAAATACTCAAATTATAGGTAATGTTTGGAGAATTAGTAAGGCTAAAGTTCAAGATATATTTGATGATGAAAAAACATTTAAAGATTATATACTATCAAATAGAGCAACAGAAGAAAAAGATATTTACAAAGAACATTGGAAGTTTAAATCAGGTAAATATGATGATGATGGAATTGTTAAAGCAGGAGAAATAGCAACTTTAATGTTAGACCCTGGTTATATATTGGCTTATGCTACACCTTGGGGAAGAGCAGCTTTAAAAAGTTATAAGATGGCTTCTTTAATGGGAGGTTTAACTATTGGTGCTGATGTTGCTTTAAGAGATTTAGCTACTAAAGGTGAGATTAATTATGGTAAGGTTGGAATATCTAGCACACTTGGTGTAGTACTAGGACCACTTGCTCCTGCCGTTACTAAAATATTTAAAAAGTTTGCACCTCAAAGTTCACAAAAACAAATAGACGAAGTTGTTGAATATATAGATACTAAGATTGCTAAAAGAGAAGGAATAACTAAAAAACAATTATTTAATTTAAGAAATGTTTCTCAAGATGCAGAAGTTATAGCTGCAAATAAAAATTTATCAACTTGGTCGAATGCTAATTTCATGTCTCCTGTTGTTAATGAGATTAAAAAAGTTAAAGGTTTAGAAAAAATTATTAAAGAAAAAAATGAAGCGTTAAGAATATTACATACTTCTACAAAGGGTACTAAAAAAGCTAAAGGAAAAGTTCCTGGTATGTTAAAACCTACTAGAACATTTAGACAAACAATACTTGATAATAGAGCAAAAGTTAAAGAAGCAAATATAGCCTTAGAGGCAGCTAAAGTACAAATTTATAAAAATCAAATTCCTAAAATTAAAAAGTATTCAGAATTAGTAGCTACAAGAGATACTCTTATTTTAGAAAAACTACAAGCAACAGAAAGTAGTCTTGATTTTGCTGTTAGATATTTAGTATCAGCAACTATTAAACCATTAGGTTTTGGTGCAATGGGTGTATCTGCAGGTGTAATATTTGGTGATGAAGATACAAAATTAATTAACTGGTTTATTGGTGGAGCAGTTATAGGTAAAACTCAAAAATATATTCAAGCTAGTAAAAAATTTAAACTAGCTGACAAGAATAAAGTTTTAGGTATTATAGATAGTGACTATGTAAAATATACTTTACAACAATTAAGAAGTATGACATCAGCTACTTCCTCTACAAAACTTAATAGCTATGGTGGGGCAACAGAAAGAGTAGGAAGAATGTTATTAGAAACAATAGATTCTTCTGTTTCTCAGAAATCAGTTATTGCAAATGCTGAAAGATTACAAAGAGAATATACTGCAAAAGCTTTTAATCTTGTTCAAGGTTTTTCTGCAGCAGAACAATCTTCAGCAGTTTCTATAGTTAGAGGAAAAAAAATTACAACTGATACACCTCAAAATGTTGTTCAACTGTCAAAAAATATTCAAACATATTTAGATGAATTTAAAACTTTATATAATGATTCAGGGTTTTTTTCTAAAACAGAAATAAGTGATTACTTTCCTAGAGTATTGAATTGGGAAAAAATTAATAGGAATGAAAAAGGTTTTCAAGAAGTATTAACAGGAATTTTTAAATCTTTAAAAGCTAAAGACCCTACAAAATCTGCTAAAGATTATATGCAAGGACATAAGTCAGGTTCAGATTCTGTATTTAATAGAGAAGCATTAGAAGAATTATTTCAAGGATTTTCTAAGACAGGAGCAAGTAAAAATAAACTAGGTAAAGAATTTATTTATACTCCTATAAGTGAACATATTGCCCATGAAAGAAGTTTGAATGGACCTTATAAATTAGTAGAAGAAATATTAGAAAAAAATGGTTACTTAGTAAATGATGTTGCAAGTATTTTAACTAATCTAACAACTAAATCAATGCGGTCAATTTCTTTCACTAGACAATTTGGAGAGAATGGACAATTATTAAAACCTTTTTTTAAAGAAATTAGAGATAAGTATATTGCTTCAGGAATGAGTGCAAGGGATGCTAATATTGCCGCAGCTAAAGAAGGTAACTTAGTTGCTAATACTGTTGATGCTTATTTTGATAGGTATGGAACAAGTTTAACAGGCTCATCAAAACAAATAGCAGTAGTACTTTCAACTTTATCTAACTTAAATATGCTAGGTAGAGTAACAATATCTTCATTGGGAGATTTAGTTCAACCTTTTCAAAACTCATCTCAATTTAGTTCTTGGTTTAAGGCGTTGCCTGTAGTCGGAGTAAAAGGAACTAGAACTGCTTTAACTGCTAAAGGAGAAACAGGTATTTCTAAAGATTTAAATTATGCAATAACAAATGAAATTAGAGTTGGGTTAAGTAAACCTTTAGCTACAGAACAATCGAATCTTGCACTAAATACAAGTTGGATGGGGGAAGGACCAATAACTTCTAAAATTAATAACGTAGCTTTTAAAGCTTTAGGTTTACAATGGCTAACAGGATTTGCAAGAAGATTTGCATATAATGTAGGAGCAGGAGATATTTTTGGATTATCTAAAAGTTTAGCAAAAGTTGTTAAAGCTCAAGGTATCGATAGCAGAAAAGCTCAATTAATAATTGCTGATTTATCTAAGTATGGTGTTAAACCATCTGAGGCATTAAACTTATCTAAATTTACAAGTATGGATTTAGCAATTAAAAATGCAGTAGCGAAGAAAACATTAGGTCAAGCAGGTATAGTTACCTCAAATAGAGATGCTTTAGTTCCACAATTATCTAATAGATTATTATTTACCCAAAGTCAGAATCAAGCTTCAAGATTAATGGGGCAATTTATGTCTTGGGCTATGGCAAAATCTGCACAAACAAATAAAGTTATAGGTAGAATAGAAAATGGAAACACTAAAACTTTACTTAAAACTTTAGCTGTGATTCCTGTGTATTCAGCTATTGCAAATTTAAGAGAATTAGCAAAGTATGGAACAATTATAACTGATTATAATGAAGATAATAAAAGATGGTGGGCTGAAGGATTAAGGTTATCAGGTATGCAAGGAATCTTAGCTGATTTAGTTGTTAATAAAACAGTAGGACCTGGAGGAAGAGACCCTTGGTTTTTAATTGCTCCTTCTTTTCAAATTGCAAAAGCAATAGGAGAAGTTCCTATAGAATTACTGAAGGGTAACACAGACAGAGCATTAAGAATTTTCTCGCAAAAAATAGCACCTCTTCCAAATTGGAGAAATTCATTTAGTAAATGGTGGTCGAAAAGTAAACCTCTTCCTGCTAATAAAAATTTAACAAATACTATTAAGCCTCTTAATTTTAATTCAGGAGATATTGTTACTTTAGAAAAAAGTTTAGTAAATAATGAGTTAATAAATAATGAAAAACAAAATATAAATTTAGTAAAAGAAAAAAATGAAAAGCAAATATCAAAGACAGAAATAAAAAAACAAGCAGAGAAATCTATGAAAGAAGGATTTCCTATATATGAAAATAAAAAAGGTGAAAGAATTTCGCTTGAGCAAATGCAAAAAGAAATACAAGGAGAGAAAGAAAAAAATATGAATATAAAAGATGTGGCAAAAGTAGGTGCAGTTGTTACTGGTTTAGCAACAGGTGTTAATGCTGATGTTGTTAAGAAAACTTTACCTGTGGAACAAAACAAAACAGAAGTAATAAGTAAAAGAATAGATTATAACAACCTACCTGAGTTAGCAAAAGATAAACAAAAATTTTTATTAGATGCAGCTTCAGTTATTTATCAAAATAATAAAGGCAAAGATGTACCAAATGATATTTTATTAGCAATAGCTATAGAAGAAACTGGTTATGGTACAGGAAGATTTTATAAGGAAGGTAATAGTTATTTTAATATGATTGCAGAAAAAGGAGATAATAGGATTAAAGCAACAGGAGATAGTACACAAGTTGCAAAGTTTGAAACTCCTGCAGGAAGTTTAGAAAAGTTCTATACTTGGGTGGAAACTAAACCTCATTACAAAGGAGTACGAGAAGTGCTTCAAAAATATAAAGATGGTGAAGCTACTAAGAATGATATTATAGACGCAATATCAGACACAGGATGGGCAGAGAATAAAAATTGGGGAGATAGTGTTAAAAGTATTCTTAAAAAAAGAGTAAATGGTAAGCATTCTAAGGAATTATTACTACTTGAAAATTCTTTATTTAAAAAATAGTTGACACAAGATAGTTTTTTATCTATAATAACAAGAGGGTATCAAGATTTATCATTAGCAGACTTGCTCTGCCCTTATAATTAATAGGAGTATTATGTTACCATATAAATTATTATTCAACTTAGGTTCTAAAGCTGTTGGAACTTTTGTACAAAGACGTAAAGAAAAAAGTGAAAGAAAACATAATATTGCTTTACAAGAAATGGCTACTGGAAATGAGAGAGCTAAAAGAAATGGTTCATTATTTTTAGATTTAATATTAGGTGCATTTATATTAGCACCCTTAGGTATACTTGCCTATGCTACATTCTATGGAGATATAGATATGTTAACTAAAGTAGAATTTTATTTTGAGCAATTAAAAAATATACCTGAAGTATATTTATATTTAATATTTATAGTGGTAGGGGGTAACTATGGAATATCAGTTACTAATTTATTAACAGGAAAGAAATTTAAATAATGGATATAGATTATGCTCGGATATTTAAAAAAACTATGGGGAAAATATATTGATTGGTTGTTTGATGGTTTTTATAAATAAACAATTATATTTAATTAATTAATTTTATATGAGTTATACTCCTTTACCTATTGAATGTACTATAAGACCTAGTTGGATTGAAGGACTTGGTGTATTTGCAATTAAAGAAATTAGAAATGATATAGACTTAGGTGTGTCTCACATAGAATTTGAAAATGAATTATATAGAACTCCATTAGGAGGTTTTTTAAATCATTCAGACAAACCTAATTGTATTCGAATTAAGAAGGGTAATAAATGGTTTGTTAAAACTATAAAAGATATTTTTCCTAACGAGGAATTAACTTTAACATATAGACTCTACAAAGTTTAAGCTATGAAACTATCAGATAAAACAGAAGTAAGTATGCCAATCAAAAATATGCTTGGAATAATTTTAGCTATTATTGCAGGTGTGTTTGCATACACAGAAATTACAGCAAGACTTACAAGTTTAGAAACATCAAGAGAATTGTTTCAAGCTGACTTACTTAAAAAATCTCAACAATTGCCTGTGGACCAAGAACAATTTATGTTGATTGAAGATATATATAAAACTGTAGAGAAGTTAGAAAAGACACAAGAACAGAATATGACTAACAAAGTTAACATACAATTTTTAAGAGAACAGTTAGAAAAAACTTTAATAGATGTTGAAAGTTTAAAAGATAAAGTTAGAAAAAATGGTAATGGAGTACACTAATGATTGAAACTGTAGTTGTTTTATTAATGTTTGTAGGTGCTGAAATTAAAGAGCATAGAATACAACCCTCTATGTCTGAATGTTTAAAAGGTAAACGTCATGCTAGTCGTAATATTTCTGACAATGTAGAATTTAAATGTATTAAATCTAAAGCAGAATTAGAAACTAATATTGATGGTAGCCAAAGCATTAAAAGTCTTATATTAAATCCTTAATGAAATTTGAATTAATAATGTTGATATGTTCTGTCTTGGCTGGTAGTTGTAGTGAACCAGTAAAACAAACTCCTTTATTTATAAATCATTATGAATGTGCAACTGTAGGTTATCTAAGAGCATTACAAATATTAGATAATTTAGGAGCAGATATAGTTAATAATAATAAAGTTATTGTTAGTTTTAGGTGCGAAGAAATTAGAAGTTCTTAGGCGAGATACTTAGCTATCTTTTCTAATAAGATATGCATATCAGAAAATTTTACTTTAGCTTCTCTTAACATAGCATGAATTATTCCTGAGTTTTGTTTTTTAAAATGTAAGGAAATTTTATCCATAGGATATAACGATTGTTCAGTAATAAATTGTCCTTGATTATTTATTATTAACTTAAAGGTTGCAAGGTCAGCCTCTCTTTTCTTTACTCGTTTACCTGTCTTCTTTATTTTTCGAGGTCTCTGCATTTTGTTTCCTTAATAAATCTACTAAAAAATCATCATCTTTTTTTTCAGTACGAATTTTTGTTATCGGTTTTTCTGTCGCTGTATAAACTTCGACAGTTTGAATACGAGTAGGACTAGTCATAAAGACAGGAAACTTAGGATTGTTTTTGGTTTTAACCATGAAGAAACCATCTTCAGCAACACCAAAAGTGTCAATATTTTTTATATCTAAATCATCTGAGCCTAGTAAACAAATTCTTAAATTATATATAGGAGTTGTTGTATTGACAGTTTGTCCATTCATATTATAAATTTTACCTGTCATAATTAACCTACACTTCCATCATCATCAACTAAACTATCTATACTTTCAGTATAAAAACCATTTAGCTTCTCATTATTTTTTTGAATTTTTTTCTTAAGATGGTCTTTTAAATCTTCAATCTTTACATACAACATTTTATCAATGGTGGCATTAATTCCATACATTGGTAAATCATTTAATGAAGATATGATTCTTCTAAATCCTCTTGCTCTTTTTTCTAATTGTGTTATTGTACTTTCATTAATCATAATCTCTCTCCAATATCATTTCAAGATAGTGAATAGCTTTTTCAATATCTTTTTGTTTTCCTTTTGATTTATGTCGACATATATATTTAATTGCATTGCCTTCTGCAAATGGTAAATTATTTTCATTAATGAAATAAGCAGGTTGAATTTTCATTTTACTATAATGATTTCCGTCTACTTGTTTATCTAATGAATCATAAGTACTACCTTTAAATAAATCTTTATGTGTCATTTTTAATTGGTCCTTCCTTAATCATTTTATATCTTCTTATATCTCTTTCAGTAGGTTGTAACATAGCATTTAATTCATCATATGTCAACAAAGGATTTTTTTTTAATTTTTTTACTATCCACTTTAAAGACCATGGTTGTAACTTAAGAGAGTCTCCGTTATAGTAATGGGTTTGATTAGGCAATAAACTAAATACATTTTTAATTGTAACATTGGCTTGTTCTTTTTTATTCAGTAATCCCTTTATCCATATAACAAGAAAAGTAACTGCCTTCCTTCTTATCTTACTCATTTTTTTAGTATTCATTTATTTCCTTTTAAAGTTTATGCATATTTTTTATTATGATGCTTTAACTCATTTGTAAATTTAGATGTTATCTCTTCTACTTGTGGCTGTTTGTTTACTTCAGCAAGATAGACATTCTTGTTTGAATATTTAAATACTCGCAAACCTTTTTTATCATTTGCATCTTTATAACATTCCCATTTATGATTACAGAATTGACAACCAATAGGTAATTCTTTATTACCTCCTTTTGTTGAAGATAATGAATAACATTTATCAACAGGGGGTTGTTTTAATTCTAAAGTTTCTCTTAATCGTTTGATTAAATCTTTAGGATTTGGCTTAGCTAATTCATCAGGTTTATATAAACAAATGTCTCCAGTACTTTTATCAATAACTAGGAAGCCACCTTTAGATGTACCTTCTGCTTGTTCATATCCTGCTAACTGTGCATGATAACCAAAGGGGTCGTCTCCATATAAATCTCCACTCGCAAATTTTTTAAAACTAAATGATGAAGCTGACTTCACATCACAAATTTCTCCATTAATTTTACTATCTATATGTCCTGTGATACCATCTATCTCAACTTTTTTTTGTTGGTCTTCAATCTTATGACCTGCTAGTTCAGCAAGAAACAAAAGTAAATGTTCTAGTATATGTCCGTATAAAAATTTTAAATTTAAACTATCATCTCCTGCAATATATTTTTTAGGGCTATGTCTATCATACCATAATTGCCTAGGTGGTTTACCTAATACACTCATCCTTAACATACCTGCTTTTTGTCTTACAGGATTGTTCCATGAATTAAATGCATCTTTAATATTACCAAGAAATATATTCATTTGTTCTTCACTAACTTTAGCAGACTTGCCTTTTGATATATTAGCTATTAATTGTTTTATATCTATAGCTAAAGTATCTAAACTCTTAGTGTGTTTCTGACCAGTTGTTTCCGACTTTGTATTTTCCATCTAATGGACACCTTATATTTAATTGTTTACCTGCATCTATTATTGATTGAACAGCTAACTTTCCAAACTCTTCTGCTCTATCTTCTTGAACTTCATATTGAAATTCATCATGCACATTCACTACAGGGAATGCTTTGATTTGTTTACTTATAACATATTCTTGTAGTAATGTCAACGATTTTTTCATAACTACAGCACCTGCACCCTGCAATAAAGTATTTAATGCAGAGTATTGATGTCTTATTATTATTTTTCTTTGGTCAAGTCCTTTGACCCATCTTCTTTTAGCCACTCTATCCACCTTTTCTCGTAGTCGTTTAAGACTTGGTGTACCTCTAAGAAATTTTTCTTTAATTCTTTCTCCATCTCGTTCCGTACCTTTAATGATACTTCCGATTTTTCTGTTACCTGCTCCATAGATGAATGCGTAAATAAAAGTCTTCGCCTCATCTCTTGACCCCAAACCAGCAGTAGTTTGATTTGCTGTGTGTATATCTCCATTAATGATTTCATATATATAATCCTTATCGTTCATGTAGTGGGCTAACATCCTTAACTCTAAGCCTGATGCATCAACCCCTACTAATTTATACCCTTTTTCTACTATCCATAATTCTCTACATTCTTTTCCGTAGGTTGAATGCACAGCAGGAACTTGAGCCATATTGGGCGATTGATGACTCATTCTCCCTGTAATTGTACCATTGGTTATTACTTTGCCATGCACTCTACCATCTTCTCTAACTGCTTCAATCCAGGAGGAAACTTGGGCGATTCTTTTTTGAAGCATTAGAAACCTGTTAATTAATTTAGCCTCAGGAATATTTTTTATCGCTGATAATACTTTCTCATCTACAATAATATGTCCTTTGTCAGTTTTCTTTTTTGGTTTCCATCCTAGCCTAACTAATCGTTCTGCTATTTGTTGACGTGAGCCTAAATTAAATTCTTTAATTTTTACTTTTATAAAAGGTACACCTTTAACATACCCTCTAGCTTTATTGTTAGACTTAGGAATAAACTCTTCTTCTAATCTTAAAGGTGGAAAAGTTTCTCTTACTTTGTTTTGTAAATCTGTCATGTCTTCTTGAAATTTACTTTGTAACATATAAGCACCAACAACGTCTAGCTTAAAGCCTCTCTCATGTTGTCCTTGTATGATGGTCGCAACCTCATGTTCTAACTCTATAGAGTCTCCAAAGTTTTTCATCTTAATCATTAAGAATTTATAAAGTCGTTCAGTTAACTCAACATCATTCCTACAATATTCCAACATCTCTTTACTTAGGTAATCAAATTGTTCGAATTGTATTTTCTGTTGTCCAAGTTTTAAACCCCAGTTCTTTAATGAATGTCCACCATCTATAACTGGGTTGAATACCCTTGATAAAACTAATGTATCTGTAATTTTACAATTTGTAAATAAATCCTTACCAAAAAATTTATTTAATACTGGTACATCAAATCCAATTATATTATGTCCAATAAATTCTTTTGTTTGTTTAGCAAACTCTTCAAATCTATTTAGATTATGTCCATCTTTAAATTGATAATAAGTATCTTGATGTTTACAAATGATACACCATACCTTATCTGCTGTCATGGTAGTCTCAATATCAAATACTACTTTATCAAATTTCATCATCAACCATTTGAACTTCGTTAAGTCTACCAGTATCTACATCATATTTTAAATCACAACATGGTCCAGTTAATCCTGAGAACCTATTTTTTAATACTCTTATTCTTGTTGTATTTCTAATATCAGGGTCGCTATTCTGAGCGTCTCTCTCTAATCCGATTACCATATCACTAAGTTGTCCTATACTTGCTGAACCTCTTAGTTGTGATAGGGAAGTTGAAGCACCTTCTTCATGTCCTTTACCCTCAGGTCTTCTTAAATGAGATACAACAATCATAGATAAGCCTGTTTCTTGAACAAGTGTTCTAAGCCTAGTCATAATTTCATCTAATGCTCTTCGTTCATCTCCATGTGATTGGTCTGATACAATAATACTAACATGGTCTATTATAACATACTTACAATCTAATCCTTTAGCTAAATATCTAACTCTTGAAACTATATTATCAATTGAATTAGAACCGAAGTGGTCAAACATAAATACTCTGCCAGTACCTACTGTTGCATCAAAGTAAGTCTTCATCTCTTCTTTACTTACATGAACGTCAGGCAAATGTAATCTTTGATTAGCTTCTATACTCATTAAACCTTTGGAAGTTATTACTGGAGTTTCCTCTAGCATTAACAAACCTATATTATCTTTAGTTGATTTAATTATATGATGTACAATCTCTCGCATCACTTGTGTTTTACCTAGTCCACTACCTGCTGTAAAGGTAACTAACTCTGATGGTCTTAATCCATATGTTATTTTGTTCATTCCTTCAAAAGGATATTGAACAAATGATTTTAATGTTGGTTTAGTTATCTCATCAAATAATATATTTGCATTTATAATACCATCAGGAGCATATAACTTTGCACCCCAAAAAGCTTTGGTATATATTTGTAATTTATTTTTACTTAAACAATCTGAGGCATCCTTATATCCCTCAGGTAAATGCATAACCTTACATTTTCCTGGAGAAAAAAGTTCAGCTACTTTCATAGCCCCTTCTTGTCCTTGCTTATCATTATCAAAATTAATAATAACATTATCAAACTGTTCTAAAAAATCTAAACTTGTTTTAATATCTTTAACAGCAGAAGTAATACCATTCTTAATACTTACTACTGGAGTTTCATATTTATCTGTTTTAAATATTTGATAAGCTGATAAACAATCCAACTCACCTTCTGTTATAATTATATACTTATTTTTAGAGAAGAGATGTTCCCCAAACAAACCTGAGTTCTTTGTGTTTCCTTGAATACTAAATTCTTTTAACTTAGTATATCTAGTTTTGGTTGCAATCTTTGCACCTTGCTTATCATGGTAGGGGTAATAGTGATTGGTAATAGTACCAACACTATCCATCTTAACTGTAACCCCAAACCTTTTACAAGTTTGTTCTCTTATATTTCTATCTATAATTTCTGCAAAGTTAGATTGTTTTAAATAATCTTTAACCTCATATTCGTTTGCTGAATTAGTTGTATTAACTTCTTGTGCTTCCATATTATATTCCTTTATATATTCTTGACAGGAGAAACAATATGCCGAACCATCCTTATTCATTGATACCGCATCACTACTAGAACATAGTGGACATGGTAGATGGTACTTTATAAACCCATTATTATCTGTTTCCATTGTCGCCCTCATTAATAGTTAGTCTAAAAAAAAGAGAAGGCAACCTACTACAAGTCGCCTCCCCCAAGGAGTAGTCAAATGAACAGCTGTATTATTCATTTAACATCTGATACTACTAAAAATCTTCCTTGATGTCAACACCATTTGAAGATTCTTCTATGGTAAAATCTTCTCTTGGTTGATACTCAATTAAGTCTACTACTTGTACCGCCTGTAAGTCTAAGCCTACACCTGTCTTACCTTTATAATTCCAATCATAAGACTTGTACATAACTTTAACCTTACTACCATTACCAACAATTTTATCTAATGGTTTTTTCTCTGCATCTACTAAAGTAGGTTGTGAGTTTTTATCACCATTGGCTTTTGAAACTTTACGTTTAAATGTAACCATATTCTTAATAGGCTTATCATCAACAACACTTTCTTTGAGAACGATACCTTTGCTCTTAAGGTCTTCGGCTGAAGCTTCATCTAATGATAAGTCAACTCGCCACATGGGTTCAAACTTTTCGTTTGGTCTTGTTAAGGATGCCCAGTAAGCTATGCCTTCTACTATTGCCATATATATTTTACCTCTATTTTTATTTGTTATTATTTAATAATGAAACTGTATCACAATTATTCCTCATTGTCAACAACTTTATCTTCTGAATGTAATGCTTCATCAATTTTTTGATTAATAATTCTTTTGATTGAATCTTTTTTTTTAGCCTGTGATTCTACTTCATGTACTTTTTTACCTAAAGTTTGTACATCATCATTAGCTTGTTCCAATTGAATTAATAATTTTTTAATTCTTAAATCTTTTTCTTCAGTTAATCTTATTAAAGATTGTTTCTCATCTGCTAATGATTTTAACTGTTCTTTATATTCTCTGATTAAATCTTTACTACTCATAATTTTTATAAACTATAGCACCTCTCATTAAATATTTCTTTTATTGGTATGACCACACACTTACTGGCTCTATAGTCTCCTATACTTTTTGTGTGTGTCTTCTTATACTTCTTAACAATTTTTTTTAAAGTTGGAACTCTAAAGACTAACATACAATATTCCTTATTAGCTTGTTCAAGAATATGAAACCACCATTTAGCTTCTGTTTTTTCTATACCGCTTGGCTTCCCTCTATACTCATACTCAATAGCAATGTTACCTGTTTTTCTCCACCAACTACGTTCAGTTTTTATTTCTATCTTATCACCACCTAATAGTTTAGCTACTCTTTTCTCTCTAAGTTGACCATACTTTAGGTCAATATCAAATTTAGAATTATTATTTAGTTTCATTTTTTTAACTTTCATTTTCAAATGTACAAAAGTATTCTAATAAAAATTTATTTAAGTTCTTGTGTTTAAATAAATCTTTTACGTTTGCCTTTTTTATTTTTATAAATAGTAGATGGACAAAATAAGGTGTCATGTTTGCGAATGAACAGACATCTACAAAGTATTGGTTTTTAGTATTGAACCATGCATCTGCTTCTTCCACAATATGTTTTCTGCTTTGCCCCCATGCGTGTATATCAACATCAAGAGAATCCATAATCGCCCTGACTATAACATTTCTCCACAGTAAAACTTCAGGTGTAATAAAGAATGCTTGTCCTTTTCCTTCTAGTAAAGTGTCGTTAAGTATCATGTTTAATCTTCCTCAATATCTGAAAACGATACTGTTTTTTGTTTTGCTTTATCGGTATATTGTTTAGCAATCTTTTTGTTATAAGCCTTCTCATCTATTTCTTCTACAGTACTTCGTGATAGTTTAACATCACGATTAATTATATTAGAATAATTACTAAACTTAATTTTACTTAATATCTTTGGCTCTTCTTTTGCTGTAAAATAATCTTCAATAGTTAGATGCATACTTACGTGGCTCTTCTTTATAAAATATTTCATATTCCCTTTGACTAAATTGTTTAACGAAGGTCAGGCTTGAGGACATTCCCCTGTTCTTTAACCGAAAGTGTTTAGACTTCGACCTGACTATATACTTTTAGTACTCGTATTCTTTAATAATTTGTATTGCTCGAGCATGGGCAGGATGTCGTTTAATATATCCCTTCCACTCTATATAATGTAGTATATTAAATATACTACTCTTAGATTTATTACCCATAAACTTCATCATATCTTCAAAGGTTGGCATAATTTTATTTTTCTTTGCGTAAGCTTTAAGAAAAGAGTATAGCTTATATTGTTTTTTTGTCAACATAAATTAAGTATAACATATTTTTGTGGCAACATTATGTTAGGTCTTAGTGTTACAACTACAAAGCTTATGGTATTCTTTTCCTCCTGTTCTTAACTGTCTCTCATATTTAACTTCTGCTTTTAAATTTTTTACCTCTTCTCTTAAGGAAACAATTTCTTTAGAAAGTTTTTTTTCATTTTCTATTTGTGTTAGATATGGGTCGTTCATGTTTTTTCCTTTGCCTTCCTACCCTTTACAATAGACCAGTAAATATGAGTTAGGTGGGGGTTCGTTCCCCAATTTGTTTTCCATAAATAATTTTTAATCGTATCTAATATTCTCTTATCACAATGCACCTGTTTTTTAATTATATTTCTTATATCTCCACTCATTTTTAATTACCTCCATCTTGTTCATTTAAACTATATGCAACAGATTGCTCGAATAAATAATAATTATTTTTATCATACTCCTCTGTCTTCATCATAAGTTTAGCATAAACATCTGCATCTTCTCTTGTTGCAAATCCTTTTTGTGAATAGAAAGTAGTCTGTCCATCTAGCTTTGACATAACTATATATCTATTTGCATTTACATTTTCTTTTTTCCCAAACATTTATATCCTCCTATATTCCTTGAGTAACTCTTCACTCAACATTAACTTTAATACTTTTTTTGCTATCTTTTTTTTCTTCTTTAGTTTTGTTTTCTTTTTTATTTTTTTTAAAAGTTTCATAAACATTTCCTTTAATATCTTTCTTGGTTGTTATTATGGTCATCATGTCTACACCATTGTATGCTTTGGCATAGACACTTTGTGATGCTACAACTCCTGCTCCGCTTGATAAGAACAGTAGTTCACTACAACTATTTAATAATAAAAGAAATATTATATACTTAAACATTTTATATTATTAGCATTGGTCTTTAGATGCAGGTAGTCCATCTTCTTTATCATATAACCACACATAAGAGTATGATACATGAGTATCATCTTCTATACATTTTTTTCCTAAACTTAATCTAGGGTTTTGAATACTGCTACATCCTATTAAAGTCATAGCAAATAAAATTATTAGTATTGGTTTCATTTTTTTCCTTTTGTTTATACTTCAGTTCTTTAGCCAAAGATTTAACTTTGTAACAGGGTTACTGTATCGCCTTTGAATTTATATCTTAACATATTTTTTAATAGAAGTCAAGTATTAATTTATTATCTTTGCCTTACATAAACCACTTTCTATCATGTGCTTGGCTGTTTCTCCATACCAATCTTGTAGTTGCCAAACTGCTCCTATGTCTATAAGGTATTGCCATGCCCCTATCTCTTCTCTTGCTGTGGCTGATACAATAAATCCCTCACATATTCCAACAGCTGTATGAGTTTTCTTTAATATATTTTTAGGTAGTTTCATTTTTTTATATCTCTTATAGTATTCTACCTCCAACTTACTATCAAAAACTCTACGATTATATATAGCTTTTTTTATTCTTATTTTTTTAAACATCTTATAGTTTCTCTATCATCTTTTTTTTTATTTGAAAACCACCCTCGGAATCCCATAGTCCATATGTTTCTCCTTCTACCCAATCGTCAATGTTAGCATCATGTGATTTTTGATGTGCCTCATTCTTATTCTTAGCTTCTATGTCTAAGTAATAAGGTACTGTTTCATATCCCCACACTCTATACTTATTCATCCTTTGTATCGCCTTCCACTTCTATTTGTGTATCATCCCCATATTCAACTCCATTAAATAAAACTTTACATTTAGGATAGTCTTCATGTTCTACAATGGAAGTTTCACCTTCAGTAAATGAACCCCAATCCACTCCTATCTCTCGTACTTCTTCTTCAGTTAATTGTTTAGGTGAAGTTATAGTCCACTCTCTTACATCAACTGATTGCTCTGTATATTTATATTCATACTCACTCTTAGGCATAGGCACTCCTGCGTTTCGATACTCTTCCTCTTGTGTCATTGGTATTCTTTTTTTGTCCATCTTTCTACTCCTATTTGTTTGATTAAACTAATCCTAATTCTTTTAGTATAGTAGCTTTATCTTTTGTTATCTCTTGCACACTATGAACTTCTATTGAATTCTCCATTGCATTATCCCAATAAGTTTCATTATCTACAATAAGTTTCTTACTCAAACACCAAAAAGATTTGCAATACCCATAGTCCGATAGCTTTTTATCAAACAAAGCTACATCACTATGTTCATAGTCTCCTATTCTCATATCAAATGTTACCAATATATTCTTTTGCATTTATTATTTCTCCTATATTTTAGTTCCAAATACTGAGTACTCTTCCTCAGGTTCATCATCCATGTAACTAAACTTTATTCCTTTTGGTTCTTCCTTTTTCTTGGGAGGGAAATGTTCATCAAACTCTTTAAACCAATCCTCTTTTTGATATTCAATAGTATCATTCCACACTTGGGAATATCCTTCTTCATCTAATCCCCACGATATTTTAATCTCACAATCATCCTCATTAAAAGCTAACTCATCTACCCTTGCCCAACCATCTTTGTATAGAGCATCCGACCTAAAACTTTCTGCTGTATATTCTGCCCATAAAGTTAAGTTGTCTTCTGTCCATTCTCTTTTTAATTTATCTACATCAAAATAAAAACTTGCCATTATTACTCCTCCTCTGTTTGCTGTTCGCCTTCCATGTCTCTATACTTAGACATAAGATGGTCATTGTTATCATCTACATTACATTCTATTTCTTCTGCTATCTCAGGTATATCAAATTTTTTAATGTCATACCCTTCACTCTTACATCTGCTAAGAAATTCTTCTGATACAGTAGCACCACTTGCCATATACTCTCCATCTCCTAACTCTCCACTCTTATATTCTCTATAACAATCATCAGCTATTGTCATAATTTCTATAGGCATTATACCTTCCTCTTAGTGTTAGCGGTTAATACATATAGATAACCTTTTTCATTAACTATTATTTCTTCTTTTAAATATTTAACTATATCTAATGCATCATCACAATCATAAGCTAGTATTTTAATAGTCTGTGTAGCTGTCTTGAACAGATACTCTGATTGTTTTTGTTTTTTATATGCCATCTAGTTCCTCCTTTATTTTTTTATATGAACTCTCTATTACATCTTTATCTATTAGATAAGGGTTGTCATTCTTAAAAAAGTACTCTAAATTTAAAGATACCTTTATGTAATCTAGGTCAGGCTCATCCGTCTGAGTGACCTTAGGGTCTGTTAGTATTTCACGGATGGCTTCTTCGACTTCGTATATGGCTTCTTTAACTTTGCCCATTCTTCTACCTCCTTGTCTGTTATATTTAATTTTTCTTTTAAGCCTTTAACTTTCCAACTTTTCTCTGCTATAAGTTCTCTCATTGTTTTCTTTTCCATTATACTAACCCCCAAAAATCAAACTCACTCTCTAAGATTTCAAACTTCTCATCAAGTGTCTTATCAAAATAATCTTCCTCATAAAAATTAGATACCTCTTCTTCTAATATAGATTTATCTAGCTTACCTTTTATAATATCACACAACAATTTAATTTCATTATCTGAAAAGTGTTGCTTGATTTCTGTTAGTGTTTTCATATTGCTCCTGTTTATTTAATCACTATCATATGATTGTGACTATTGTGTGGCGAAAGCCATGTTAATTTTACATAGCTACTATGTGATAACAACATAACTAAAGTTCTATTTATGTTTTTATAATGTTCACTTTTCTTATAA